AACCCGCAAACTGGGGGCAGCCCTGCCCCAGCAGATTTCCCGGCAAATGGGAGTAGTCCCAGACACGCCACCCCAGCCACAAGTTGAAGACGCACCCCGCAAGAAACTCCGCCGCCGTGATGGTAAGGCCACACAGGATGGCTTGTGCCCAGATGGGGCAATTCCACGGCAGCTCCGCGCCCATGCGCTCCATCACGAGGCCCAGCAGCAGCGCCAGCACCAGCATGGACCAGCTAATCCCCTCGGGATGGCCCCGCGCAGTCTTCCATACCACCTCGATTATAAAGTATGTAACTCCCACGAAGCAGGACAGAAGCCCAGAAAGAATCTTGTCCCCGGACTTATTCATTGCCGCCTCCCAGCATTGCCGCAATCTGCGCATCACACTGTGTCTGATACCCCTCCGGCAGCTCCGTATCCCAGTCCACCGCAGCGGCCTCGGTAAGCTTGTCCGCGTCGGCCAGATCATGGGCCAATTGCTCCAACCAGTCGGAGCGGATTTTACAGGAGATGATGTAGGCATAGCCACGCTGAAACAGCTCCATGAATTGCGTTGTCGTATAGACCTCGTGCGTAACCCGGCTACTGTCGTGCCAAAGGGCCTCCGTGGCTCCGGCCTGCACGGCTGCATACTGCGTCTGCAAGTCCCGCTGCTGAATTTCAGTCAGCGTATAGTGCAACGATCCGCGCCCCAGCACATCCGCGTCAAAGCCGCCCGTGATGGCTTCAGCACAGGCCGCTTTAATGGCCGTGCTGCGCTCTGCCTTGATTTCCTCTAGAGTATGCTTCTGTGGTTCTGGAATCACTCCAGCTACCCAATTTTTGATGGTAGGAGTTTCTCCTACCAGTTCAACCTCGAATGAACCGAAAGGAAAATTCGGTGTTGACAACTCATCAGGTATGAGGGCCCATCCCTTAGGAATGGTAATATTCGACGAGGAAAGGAGGTTATCATGGCCCCCATTGTCGAGAATTTCAATCTTTACTATTTTCATGATTTACCTCCAAGACACAAAGCCACATAATAGTATTTAATATGTCCCACGTTAAGAGGGGCAAATTTACTATGAAAATCTATTTCATATTCAGTTGATTGCGATACTTGCACATTAGACCCGTTAAGCGACAAGTAGTTCTGACCCTGAATCCATAGGCAACTATCTTGCCAGTTTTGACTTGTGCTAGGCTGTAGCCCCCTACCCAGTTCATTAGTGCTCCATGAATAGTCTCCCTTATGAATAAAGAGCAGTAATACTGCGTCAGAAAAAGTGAACTTCTTAGAATCAGCTCCAATTCCAATGTACTCACCAGTTTCAATACAAGCTATATTGTCACCCGGAGATTTTACTCGGATATACGTATAGCCGTCAGAAATTGGGTACGCATTAGGAACCGAGCTATTTACACAGGATATGAAGGCAGCAGAATATTCGCTCGGAGTAATTCGATGGGCAACTTTAAATCCATAAAAACCACTATAATAGGTTGCAGTGGCGTCTGAAACATAAGCGAATTGCTCAAGATAGTTTCCCTGAATTATGGAGTGGATATGGATATATTTTCCTGCTAATCCAGGAGACAAAGAAGAGGACCAAGTCATACTAGAGATAGGCCCAACCAAACTCAACTTTTTAGTTTTTGGGTTGTAGATAATGGCATCAGAGTAGTCTATAACTACGGTTGTTCCACTGGAGTAATAATAGGTAGTGTTACCCTCCAAAAGGTTTCCTGAATAGCTAACTAACCATTTCTCCCAGGTATACTCATTGCCAAGCCCTGTTTGCAATCGCAGCAACGGGGATAATGTGGCATATACTGATGCGGCGCTACCAGCAGTCTCTGCTCCAATCTGCTCTCTGGTTATTCCATGGGGGTTATCCATCCGTCCCGTGTGGGCATTCAGGCTGGCCTGCACAGCCGCCGCAGCGCCGGATGCTTTTTGATCAGCGTAAGCAAAAATATCCTGCGCCTTACCAGTTGGATCATAAGTTGCTGCCAGCATGTCTCCCGCGCCCTCACCGTCAACACCCTTTGCCGCAATCAGCGTCCAAAACGCCGTGTTTGTCGGCAGATTTCCCGCCCCTGCCTGAATGCACACGTAGCTGCTCCCCAGATAGGACACCTTGTTCCCTGCCGTATACGCCTTCGCGGCGTTAAAACTTTCCCATACATTTCTGGCGCTCTCCGCTGCGGCTCGCTGTGCTTCAGCACCAACTCTGGCGACCTCCGTTGCCGCACGGGCGGCCTCCGCCGCAGCTCTCGCAGTTTCCGCGTTCACGCGCTCCAGTTCTGTTCCCGCGCGTCCGTTTTCCGCATTTACCCGACCGCTCTCCGCCGCGCTTCTCGCAGTTTCCGCACTAATCCGGGCGCTTTCCGCGCTGCTGCGCAATGTCTCCGACGACAACCGCTCCGCCTCCGCAGACACACGGCCGTTTTCTGCACCTACACGCCCACACTCCGCCGTGACCCGCAGCGCTTCCTCCGCCCGAATCCCGGTTTCCGTGGCGTTGATTTCCCCAATGGCATCCACCGCCGCGTTATAGGCCGGGGCCACGAGCTGGCGCACCATCTTATCAAACACGGCTTTGTTCTGCGCAACGGTACCGTTCAGGACGTTGGGCGCGGAGCAAACGCCGTTTGCATCCATCTGGGCTTCTGTGATTTTCTGTAAAGCGTCCACACTTTCCTCCTTATCCCTTGTAATTGCTTCCGGGTTCTTTCCACTCCAACCCAAACGAGTAAATACCAAACGGTTCGTTTTTCTCGCTGTTCTTCAGCCGGAACCGAACCTTGTCCACCTTTTTGATCTTGACCTTCTTAATCAGCGTGTGGGGTGTTCGGTCCGCAGAGAAAACGAACTTGGAAAAATCGATATAGCCCCAATCAAAATACCGGGCCTTTTCCTTTGCGTCATAGATCTGGCTCCAGATACCCTTTTTCTGAACGTCCACCTTCACGCCGGTGAGCGCCGCCGCGGCCAGCAGCACCGAAATGGAGGTAATGGTTTTATTTTTGAACATGACTTTGCCGCTAAAGTCGCTGGTTTCCCAATAAGCCTCAATGGCCGTCCCGTCGTCGTTGTAGCTTTCCAGATCATCCACGTTCACGGCAAAGCGGCAAATGGTTCCATCCGCTTTCCCGAAGTACAGCGCCTCTCCCTCTACCCACAGGCACCGGGCATTGATTTCCGGCCAGAAATAGGCCTCATACTGATAAGAGGAATAGGGGTTGTTTTTCTCATAGGTCTTCTGCTGTCCGTCCAGCAGGTAAATGTCCCCGCCCACGCTCAGCACGTAGAAATCCCGGTACACCACCCCGAACGCATCCGCAATGCCCGCAGCATCTCGCAGGGCACTGCGAATAAAGAAGCTGCGCTCTTGTGCGTACTTTTCCCCGGTCAGCTCCTCCGCCGTGATGGCATAAACCCCGGCTGTTGTCAAAAACACCGGTTCCTTTCCCATATAGGCGAAGCTGCGGGGCGCCGCCGCACATTCTCCAATCAGCGTGTTGGTAATCTTGAACAGCGCCTCTCCTTTGTCGTCAAGGCTCCCCTGCCGCACCACCACGTTGCGCTCTCCCTCGTCTCCGTCCAAGCAGGTGGCAAGCGTATTTCCCAAAATGACGTAGCCCATCACCTTCCGCCCGTCCCGGGAAACCTTTGTGTACCCGGTGTCGGGCCAGAACGCAGGGTTTTCAAAGCCGGAGTACCAGTCAAAGCCGGGTTTTTCAGGGTTGCCTGAAAGGAAAATTCTGTCCGCCGCGCCGCCCACTCCAAAAATGGTGTGGAGCGTGCATTTTTCGATGTTGGCAAGCGTCTCCCTGTCCTTGGACGCCGTGATTTTCACGTTGTCCTGCCCGGTCACCGGCGTTACCCCTGGCGCCGTGGTAAAGGTCACCGTCCCCGCCGCGCGGTTGACCGTGAAGTCTGTCCCCTCCGTTTTCTTAACCCAGTCTCCGCTGCTATTTAAAATTTCCGCTGTCACAGGGGTGCTGTCCAAATCCGTGGTCGTCAGTTGATAGACGGTATCGGATTCTTTCCCCAAAAACGTTTCGGTCCATTTTGTGCCGATCATGTTCAGGGCTTCATAGGCCGTTCCTCCGCCGCTGGGGGCCCGGCTGATGATAACGGTCGGCACATATGCCTCCGTGCTCACCAGAGCCACGTTTGTTCCGTCGTAAACCCGGAAATGTGCGCCATCGAGAATATACAGTTTTTCATCGAATCGGAATGCGCCTGAAAAGGCGTCCGCCATGTCGGCAGCCAGCTCCGTCCATTCCGTTGCTGTCCCAGATGCCCACAGATACAGTGCCGTCCCGGCGTGCACCAGCCATTTCCCGTCAAGCTCATACACGCCTTTGAGGCGCCCGCCGTTGGGTGCGGTCGCCACGGTGGTGTAGCCCATGCGCTTCCGTACTTTACCCACCTGATCCCGTATCATGTTCGGCGCGTTGGGTGAGCGGGAGAAATCCACGTTGCTGGGGCTGTTGTTTAAGTCAACGCCCCGGAAGTATTCGTTGACTTTTGTGTACTTGCTGTCCCCCGCCGGGATTGAAAAGGTGCTCATTCGTGCCCCCCCTTCTTACCACCAGCCGGTGGTGTTCCGGTAGCTTCCGCTCCCGGTCGGCCTTTGGCGGTGGCTGCTCTGAAGCTTTTGCAGCGCGTCTTCAAATTCATTCCGGTACTGCACAGCCATGGAAAGATCATCGTCCTTGTAAAGCTGAGACGCCATGTACAGCGGCAGAAGCTCCGCAATCTCCCGGGGTACGTTCAGCTCCGCCGCGCCGTCTGTGGTGGACGTGAGCAGGGTCGCATAGCGCAGATAGTAAATGGTCACGGTTTCCGCCGCGGCTCCGCTCACCACAAAAATGCTTTCATTCTCCACGCTGTATTCCGTCATGCGCCGGTGCGTCCCGTCAATGTCCTGATAGATTTCGTCCGCGTCCAGCGCCCGAAAGTCCGGGCAATAGTCCTTCAGCTCCACTTGATAGGCAGCGCCCGGATTCACCGGCAGCGTCAGCTTTCCGTCCTCCTCCACCGCCTCCGCCGCGTCGGCCGAAAGCACAAGGATGAACTTGCCCCGGACGGGAATCAGCGCCGTCACCATACTGAGCGCGTCGTTACAAACCCCCGGCATGGCGTTGATATACTCTGCGTTGCCGTCGTCCTCCGCCAGCTCCGCCGTCTCATTGGAAAACATCAGCTGCAAGGTCTTCAGTTTAATCTCCGCCCAGGTCATAAAATCTTCTCCTTTTGAAAAAGCCCGGGAGGTTTTCCCCCGGGCTTTTGCCTTACAGATTCGAGCCGCCGGTCACGCCGCCCGCCAGCGCAAACCGCCAGTCCACGAAGCCCCCGGTGAAGCGTGCGCGGCCGCTCCAGACGTTGTTGTCGTTGTTGTTGTCGACGAAGCTCTTTACTGTCAGCTTCTGCCGGTCAATGAAAACAGCTCCGTCCTGATCGTCCAGAAACTTACCGTCCAGCAGGAACCACGGCTTCTCACTGACCTTCAGCTTGGTCAGCATCCGGGTCAGATACGGGTCCACAATCACATTCCACCGTCCGTACTGGTAGTTAAAGGCGTTGTTGGCGGTGGCGGGGTCCTTATCCGCACCGATGGCGGCGAACACCTCGTTTTTCAGTGCCGCGTCGTTGGGAATCCAGATCGTATCCGGGGTCACACTCAGCAGCTCTCCGTTGTCTCCGGTCAGGTTCTGCATAGCCGTTTCCGCCTTGCCCAGCGCTTCAATGGTGAACGCATCGGCATACAGATTGGCTTGGGTCTTTTTGTTGACCTTGTTGGTATGTACCTTGGAGAACAAAGCCAGTCCGTCTGCTGCCGCGCAGTCAAAGGTTTGGCCCTCATACTTTACGCTGGTACCGCTGAGTCCGCCCACATACAGCGCTCTGGCAAATTCCTCCCGGGTGCGGTTATAGGATGTCATAAACTGCGTGGCGGATCGCTTGATGTCACCAATTTTATTGTCGTCCACGGCTTCCATAGTGGCCACAAACTGGTTCTTCCACGTCATGTGTGTGAAGTTCTTGGGATAGCCCTCCTCCATGCCGGTGTTGGGATAACTTCCGCCTTCCCCCACAGGCTTGAAGTTGTCCATTGCGGTCACGCCGCGATAGCTTGCACCAAATGCGTTGGAATGGTCCATGCGGAACAGCTTTTTCAGGACGCTTTCCTGTTCAAAGCCCTCGCCCCTTTTCTCAATGTAGCTCTTGATGGGAAACTGAACCTTCCCGAAGCGGGCGTCATTCTGTGCGCCCGCGATAGATACGGTTACGTATGCCATTTTTTCTCCTCCCTGTTAAAAACTCACGATGATTTCGCCGCCGGCGTCAGCGCTGAAAATCTGCTTGATGGTGGCCACACCGTCAGTGGTAGTGGCCGTGACCTGCAATCCGTCGGTGTGCAGCGTCACCTTGTCGCCTAAGTTCAAAGCCGCTCCCGCCGCGCTCAGCGTGGTCATGAATTCAATATGCGGCTGCACCTCCGCGCAAGGCACCGTGCCGTTCTCGTCCGCCGGTCCCATGGCAATATAGGCAGGCTTTGCAGTGGCGGCACATTTGGTCAGTTTCCCGGCATCCAGTGCCAGCACCTCCCCCGCCGCAATGACCTCATCTGTTTTTCTCGGCAAATACCGAAAAGGAGCCGTGGTTCCCACGCTCATTTTGTAAATGCTGAACATTTGTTCTCTTCCTTTCTGCGCTTATTTGCAGGACTTCTGATAGGCATTCCATGCTTTCGCAATTTCCGCGTCCGTAGCATCCGGCATAATTTCCCGATACGCCGCGGCCTGTTCCGCAGGAACGCTGATTCCCGGCGCGCCATCGCCTGCGCCGCTGAGAAGGCCCTGTTTGCTGCGCGTCTGATTGATGGCGGTCTGTTTCGCGGCCGCCAGCCGTTTTTGCTCAAGGTCTTTCCGATTGGCAAGATAAAACGCCTCTTCCAGCGTATTACCCCGCTGCACATATTGGTTGAATTCCGCCGCCGTGGGCATCTTCGCAATGTCCTCCAGCGATTTAACCGAAGGGTCAATGGCGGAAATTTTCTGCATCTCCGCCGCAATGGCGCCCTGTGCCCGCTGCTCCGCCGCCATGGCCTGCTGTGCTCTTGCGGAAGCCGCCGCCTGCTGCGCCGCGGTCACCGCCGGGTGCTGGGCCACTCTCTGGTCGATCAGGCTTTCCAGCACGTCCGGCTTGATTCCGGCATCTTGCAACGCAGTTTCCTGATTCTTCCGCCGCCGGTTCTCCTCGAAGGCCAGATATTCCGCCTCCGTGGTAATAGGCTTCCCGGTATAGGGGTCTGTCTGCCCCTGAAACATATCCGCATAAATTTTGTCCACCCGTGCCTGATTGGCCCGGTCGTATGCGTCCTGCTCCCTCTGCCGCCGCGCCGCCGCCTGCCGGTGCCGTTCCTCGGCGCTCTGCTCCGTCGGCTTTTCCGGTTCGTTTGTCTCTTCCGGAAGCGGATTTTCTGCGGGGCCCTCGCCCTCTCCAGAATTATCCGCGTCCGGCTGTGCCGGGTCTTCGTTCTCTGCGGGTTCCTGCACGGTTTCTTCATCATCCGGCGCGGGAGGATCGTCCTCTTCTCCGCCGTAATCTCCGAAAACCTCCTGATACTCAGGGTCCATTTCAAATGCCATTGTCTTTTCCTCGCTTTCATGGATTTTTCCGCTATCCCTGCGCGTCGTCGGAGCAAACTTCACTTCGTTCGCTCCCAGCTATGCTGAAAGTTCACTTCATTTCATTGCTCCTCCTCTTCGCGGCAAACGGCGTTCGCCGCGATAAAGGACGGGGGGTGCGTTACTTTCCGCCCTTCGTTCCGGTGCGCAGGTCGTTGCCGGTCTGCTTCACAGTGCCCTTCTTTCCGGGGGCGCCGCCGCCCGGGGCCTTCACAAACTGGCTGCCCTGATTCTTGATTTTTCCGGCATAGCCTTTGTTCTCCATGGTCAAATCCTCCTTCCGTCCCGTACTTGGCTTTTTCCGCTGGCCAAAGCGGCTGAACAATTTACGAAAGCTGCTGCTCCAGCTTCTGCTGCCCAATCTCTTTCCTGCATTGTTCACACTGCGGATTTCGGCAGCTAAAGGTCAGTACCCGGTAGAGCCGGGTCTGTTCGTCGGGACTTTTATCCCCCGTAATCAGATTGTGGCTTTCGCTGATCATTCCGTCCATTTTGCATTTAGGGCATTTCATACCGCCGCACCTCCATCCAAGGCCGTCATAGCCGTCTCCGCTCCGGGTATGGCCTGCGGAACGACCGCCTGTGTTTCTAACTGCTCCTGCAAATTCTTCTTCACAGTGGACGCCATGGGGTAGTGCTCCTTCTCCATGACCTCCCAAAATAGAATCAGGCTTCGCAGGTCTGTGGGCGGGCCATAGGCCCCCTGTTGCAAATTCATCCGGTTTTCCTGCCACAGCTTTTCCCGGTCACTGGCCAGCGGCGCGGACGCGTCACAAGAGAACAGGAACCGATCATTCCAATAGGGCTGCCCCGCGTCGTCAAACTCCAGAAAGTCCCATCGGTCAAACTGAAGGTACTCCCGCTCTCCCCGGTCGTTGTAGCTGACTACCGGCCTTGGCTCGTCGGCATAGGCCAGCTTCAGTTGGAAAATCATCTGGAACAAATCCTGAAACAGCACCCGTTTCATGGTTTTCTTGCTGTCCAGCCGTCCGGCGGCCTGCTGGGCCGAAAACTGCTTCGCAACGGCAGACGTGGCCGTTGGGTCCTTCCGTCCCTGCATGGAATCCGTAACGCCGATGGTCTGCCGGGCCTGTTCGTACACCGCGTTTTGGAACGCCAAATCCGCGCTGATGTCCACCTGCAAATTCCGCACCTGAATCTGTTCAATCTGGACCGGGTTCGTAATCCGCGCCAGCATCAAATCCTGGTCCCCTACCTCCAGCTTCAAATCCGCCGGCAGCGTCAGCACGCTTCCGCCGCCCAGCACCTTCTTGTTAATTTTGGTGGAGAGCTTATTCATGACGTTCTGCTGATCCTCGATGGCGTCCACGTCACTGGCGCCCAGAAACTCACCGTACAGGCTCACGTTTTTGCGGATGATGAGGGGAAAGCGGTTGGGCTTGTAGTAGGGAATCCTGGTCGGTTCCGTTTTCACTGCCCCGGTCATCAAACCCACGGAATTCATCCCGCCGGGGAACTGGCTCAGAACACCGCCAGTCACGTCCATGGGGGCCATCGTCTCCAACCCGCCTATCACCGGCTGTCCAAACTCGTCCAAAACCGGGGATTCCGCCGGGATCACCTCCCCGTTGCTCTTCACAATGTCATCCGTCAGGGTTTCGTATTCATCCACCCGTTCTTCAAAGCTGGCGGACCCGCACTCCCGGCACTTCGCGCCGTCGCCAACAGTCCCGCACTTCTTGCATATTTTCAGCCGCCGCGCCTGACTGTCCTCCAGATGCTCCAGCACTGTGTCATTCACCCAGACAAACCGGCCCACGCCGCCGCTTTTGTTGCGGTAGGTTGCCAGATGGATGGTCACCATTCCCTCCGCCGCGCCGTCGCTCCCCACGGTCCGCAGCTCCGGCTGCTCCTCTGCCTCATCGCTTAGGTCTATGCCGTAGCGCCGCTTCACGTAGCCCTTGGTTTTCTCGGTGTCGATGAAATACCACTCCATGTCCTCCACGCGGTAAACACCATGCTGGGGGATGATCTTCTTCGGGTGCAGCTCCGTCAGGCGGATTTCTCCCACGCTGGTGTGTGTTCCCTCGGTCACGTCCCACTCCGCCAAAAACCCGTCCCCGCCCTGAATGGGACAGGTGCGCTCCGAAAGGTCCATAATTTGCTCCATGGGCAGTCGGTCCAGTTCATTGCGAATCATGTCCTCGATAATCTTGGCAAGGGGTTCATCCTGTTCCCGCATGGCCGTCACCTTGGGCTGCGGGATATTGCTGTCCACCTGTGTCTCGATCATCTCCAGCACAATGTTCCGCACATGGGTCGCGCCGTCTTTGGCTGTTCCGCCGCGCACGGTTTTGATATCCCGGCTTCCCCGGTAAAGCTCCTCCCGGCGGTCCATCCGGTCCAGATGGGTTTGATATTCGTCCTTGTCCTTGCGGTATCTGCTCTCCCAGAGCTGCAACAGTCCGCCGTCCTCCTGCTTTTTCATGCGCACCCCCTACTTCGTCTTTGCAAAGTCCGCTTGTTTCCGTTTCCGCCTATGGCGAAAACTGCAACCGCTTCCTTGCTCATCCGCTTCCTCCGCAACCGCTCCGCTGGGTTGCGGAGGATTTTTAGAACTCGCGGTCGTTTCCGCCTGTTCTCGAAAGATACTGCTCCAAGGTTTCCCCGGGCTTTTTATCGCCGCTGTCCGGCCGCTTCATGCCCAGGATCGTTGACATTTGGTCCAGCGCCTTCAACGCGCCTTTCGCGTCAAACTGCCATTCCCCGCCGGGGACCCACGCATGGGCCTCTGTGTCCCACACCATCACCGGCTCTTTCTCCATGCACCGGCAGTAAATCTCAAAGCAGGAAAGCTGGATGAACTCGGGCGTGATTCCCTTGCTCTCGAAAATCTCCCGAATCTTCCGGTCCCGGTATTCTTTGATTTCCGGTCGGCGCAGCAGCTTCCATGCCTGACTGGCCGCGCTGGCTTCTTCGTACCCGGCGCGGATAGCCGCCTGTGTCCCGTTGAAATCCCGCAGATACTCAAACACAAACAGAACGTGCTGGTCCTTCAGCAGCTTTTCAAGCTTTTCCATGGGCAGGGCCCGCAGCTCTTCGGGCGCCAGCGCCTTTTTTGCCATCCTCTCTCCCTCCCCGGCTGCAAGTCACAAGTCTCTTGTTATTTATTATCGTAACACAGGTGGACGTTCCGTTATCACCAACTTTTAAGGAAAAAATAAAGCGCTCAAGGCACTGTGCCCCAAGCGCTTTCTCCGTTTTTTTTTTTATTTTCCCCGCCACAAGCCAAACCAGCCTTCGTAGAATTCCTTCCGAGCCCGGTACAGCACGCTTTCGCTGACGTGATACTTCATTGCCACACCCGAAATGCTTTTTTTCGTGCACATGACTTCCCGCAAGGCAGCACTGTAAGCGCCTCCGCATTTGTCGCAGAGACGCTGTATTTTCTCCTGTGTCTTCTTCGGCTGTACCTGCTCATTCAGGCAGGTGAACCGCACCAGTCCCTGCTTCTCCTCCGGCAGAGAAACGCCCCGCAGTTTTTTAAAGCTCACGCGCGCCGCCTCCCTCCGCCGCGTCTTTCATGCTCCGGCACGGTTGGCGCCAGCTTCCGGGCCTCCGGCATCAGAAAGCGGACATAATGCGTCCCGATGGCCGGTATGTACTCTCCGTCGTCAAGGCAGGTGCAGCGGGCCGGAATCAAAAGCCGCCCGTCCGCCCCCAGCTTCAGCGTGGGCATCCCCTTCCGCTTGTGACGGTTGTAATCCTGAATCGCCTGTGTCGTCAGCTCCACATCCACGCAGTCCGGCTTCAGCAAGTTCCGGCTGGGATGCCACCGCTTTTCATCCGGAAGGCACCGGGCCTGTCTGCACAGGTAGACGGCCAGAGCGGTGTAGTCGTCCTGATGGCGCAAAAGCTGCACGTCCGCGGTGCCGTAGCCCCACATCTCACGCAGCGGCTTTCCGTTCAAAAGATATTCCCCGCAGCCCTCCGGCTTTGAGATCAGGTCCCCCGATACCACACAGTGGCAGTGCAGGCGGGCGGGCTCTAATGTCTCGTCGTCCTTTTCGCTGGTCATGCCCACATACCGGAAAATCACACCCCGCTTTTTATACGCATATTGCATCCGTCTCAGAAACAGCATCATCTGGTGATCGGCGGTCCCGTGATCGTTTTCAATGCGCCTGAGTCCCGGCTCGTCGAAGTGGAGCGTCAGCAGGCAGTCACCCGGATGAAAGCTGGCATTCAGAATCCGGGCCAGACGGCGAATGGCCTGTGACCCATTGGCGTCCTTTTTCTTTTGAGAACTGCCCCGGCCGGTTTCCTTCTTCCCCGGCTTTTCCCTGGGCATAAAAAACTTTGATACCTCGCCTGTGTTTCTGGCTCTCCAAATTCTGGCCATCCATTTTCCTCGCATATCGCCGCCGCCTTTCTGGTGTAAAAATATAATCAAAGTCACGCGTACCTCCGCGCGACGAACCTTTCCCTTTTTCCCCTGCCCCGCAGGTTGCCGAACTGTTGTTCAGCCCCTGCGCCTCCTTTCCCTAGCCTTCGTCCCAGACTTAGCCCCTTAAAAGTCCCGCAAAGAACGCGCGCACGTCCTCGCAAGCTGCATATCTCTCGCTTCGCCCTCCGGGTAAAGCTCGCTCATTTCGCAGCTCGTCCTCTTCCACGGCAAACGCTTCGCTGGTTTGCCGTGGAGTGAGACGTGTAAAACGCTATTTATATATGTACCAGTCACTCAGACCGGGGCCGGATATACCGGCCTCTGTCTCAATGGCTTCATTTTTCCAGTCCCTTAAGATCAAATAAAATTTCGGATATCAGCTTTTTTCTTCTACTTTTTATTTATTTTTTTCATATACTTACTGCATATTAGGGAAATCTCTTTTAGGAGGAGACGGACATGAAAAAGAAGCCTTGGAAGATCTACGCTTTTTTTATTTTGCTTAACTTAGCTGCATCTGCCCTTGTTGGCCGGGCTACTTCCGGAGCAATGGCAGCCTATGAATCCGTAAGCAAATCGCCTTTAACACCGCCATCGTTTGTGTTCCCAATCGTATGGACCATTTTGTATACGCTTATGGGCATCAGCGCCGCTATAATTTATCAATCAGATTCTCCTAACAAAAATCGTGCCCTAACGCTCTATTTCATTCAGCTATTGGTCAATTTCATATGGAGCTTTCTGTTCTTCAATTTGCAAATGTATGGTCTGTCATTTTTCTGGCTTCTGTTTTTGCTTGCGTTGGTCGCTGCAATGATTTTCGCATTTTTTCCAATTAACCGGACAGCTGCACTGTTGCAGATTCCATATCTTATCTGGGTATCTTTTGCCGGGTACCTTGCGTATTCAATCTGGAAATTAAACTAATCTTAATAACAGATTGCTTATTTTCTATTCCTTTTAATCCCGACCGCCCCGTTTGGGGCGGTCGGTTTGCATATATTGGCTCGTCAGTCCCCAGCAATACTAAAAAGGAAATCAGAGCCTTCTTCCCAGTCTTGGCATATCCCGCTACAATAGGTAGTATCTATAATTTTACAGGCAATCGTAGTTAGGGTCCGTACCAGTGATTTGCTTGTTTTTGACGAATCAATGCCGCAAACTGTGCTCGTCCATTTCAAGATTTTCCATGCTCCCCCTCCAAAATCCTGATTTGACACGGAGCCACGCCATCCGGAAAATAAATCTCCACGGTAATCCCTTTGCTTTCTTTCCGCGCAGCCGGGTCCATGATACCAACGCCCCCAGCCCCCGCTTTCAGTGCGGCAGAGGGCGCAACACCGCACCTTTTCTGTACGTCCTTTTCCCGCAGTACTGGTGCGCGTTTTTGCCGTGGTCCCGGATTTGGCCGAAGCTCGTTCCGCAGCCGCCAGCCCTGCACCGTTGCCACACTGCAATCAAATGCCTCTGCAATCTCCCGGTCCGTTTTTCCGGCACGATGCATCTCCTGGGCGGCCTCATTGTTAATCTTTGAATTCGACGCCTTCACCGGCGCAGGCTCCATATAACCGTTCCGAAAAAGGATTTTGTCAATTTCCTTTCTGGTGCATAAATTAAGCTCCGCCAGAATCCCCCTCTGTTTAACCTTGTCCTTCGCTTCGGTGTAGCTCTTGCAAATCTCCGCTTCGCTCATCGTCATGTCAGTTCACATCCTTCCTAAAACGGGTTTAACACCGTTGCGGCACTGCGATTCCCGGCCCCTCCGGGCCCGCCAATCGCGCCGCGTCCTCGAAATCCGTTTTGCTTCATCCGCCACAGGCGGCGCTAAAACGGGTTTCCCCACTTTTTCAGCAGATACCGCTTTCCCGCTGCATCCGCGTTTTGGTAGTCCTCATACATGTCTTCCGTCCACTCAGCCTTTTGTGCCCGCGGAAGCTTAATCCCCCGGCTTTGCTGCTCCCGGCAGAAATAGGTAATCGCCATGGCCATCACATAATCGTCATGTTCCCCGCTCTCCGCCTCCGGGCGGCGCTTCTCGTTATAGACAAAATGCGTCATTTCTCGTAAAGCTTCCTCGCTTTTCACCCATTCCGGATGCTCGTCTATGATCGTCTGCAAGTTGTCGAGAATCACCGGCCTTGTCTGCGATGTGGTGGCAAAGCCGTATTTCTTCGCCGGCTTGTGGGTATAGCTGTCCATGCTCCGCTCCCGGATATAAAGCTTCGGGTAATTCCAAAGCTCCAGCGTCATGGACACATAGCTGTTGTAGTTGGTCTCCACCGCAATCAGCGCCTTGTTGTAGTAGTGGCCCAAGCACCATATCTGCCGGGTAAACAAAATCGCGTTGTGAGTAAACCGCAGCTCCGCCACCTGCTCCCCGGTAGAGTTATCAATCACCCATGCAATAAAGCGGTCACTGCCGTCTCCGGCGGTGTCGCAGCCCATCACGTAGGGAACGCCTTCTTTCGGCAACTCCCAAAGTCGGATGTAGCCGCCCCGCTTGTCAGTGTGCCATTTCCCATTCTCCGGCTTTCCGTTTTCTTCTTTTGGTTCAGCATATGTAAAGCGTCCAACCTTGATAGGACTTTGCGCGCTTTCCAGCCTCAGAATCAGCTTCTGATTGTCAAAGAACGGCGTTCCGGAGAACAGGAACGCCTCTTCCGCGCAGCTTGGATACTCCTGCCGAAACAGCTCCACATTTCCGCCGCAGTTGGTTTTAATGCACCACCGCCGCCACATCATCTGTTCTTCGTCCAGATGATAGGCTTCTGCCAGTTCTTTTTCCTCTCCGGTCCACACAGTTTCCGGCGGCACCGGCTTTCGGTACTCCGGCTCCTCAAACCACGGGGAGAAAAACGGAACCCAGCCGTTCTCTCCTTTTTCCGCGCCGTCCCACAGGGCTTTGAAATAGTTGTAGCCGTTGGGTGTGGACTCGATCACTGCCATGGTGTTGGGGTCGTCCGGGATGGCCTGCATCAAGCCCAGCAGTGTTGCCTCCGGGTCCCCCGGCCAGAATGCGAACTCGGACGCGTGGAGATTGGTCAGCGTTTCGCTTCGGCCGATACCCCCGGCCCCCGCCGTCACGCAGCGAATGGAGCTCATCAGCCCCGGGTTGGACTCCTTCTCCGCCGCGTTCTTGGTGGGATTCTCAAATACCAGCTCCTGCGCATTGTTGGCTTTGCGCATGGGCTTCACCGCTGGCGGCGAGGAATCAAAAAACAGCTTGTTCATTCTGAAGAGGCCCGCCGTGGAGTCGTCCCGGTGGGCCACAATCATTGTGCGCACCAGCTTTCGCGTGGCGGAGTCCTGATACATCATGGCTTCCACCAGTGTGGAAAAGCCCAATTGCCGCGCTTTCAGAATCAGCAGGCGTACAGGCCTCCCGGCTTCGTGCTCCCGTTTCATTGTCTCGTACAAGCGCCTTTGCGCGGGCTTTAAAATCAGGGGTACCAACTGGTTTTTCTTGTCCCGGATCATCAGGCAATGCTCTATGTAGTCCTTTGGAATTCTCAGATTCACGTGCCGCCTCCCGATAGCCCGGGAGGGCAGCGCTCTGCGCCGCCCCCACTTTTCATTTCAGCATTCTTCCGTTCCAAGGACCACATAGCCCTCTTTACAAAATCTTGCGTCGTCCAATAGGTACTTGATTCTCAGGGTCAGAGTCCGCCCGGTGAATCCCTCCGGTGTCCACTCCGCCAGCTCCAGCAGGTCCCCCGCCTGATAGTCCCGGTCATTCCGCCGAACCTCAAAATCCTTCAGGCCGTTTTGCGTGTCCTGAAAATACTTCGGTTCCGTTTTCAGCCTGTGCAGCAGCCGTCCGCAGGGCTCTTTCTTTTCAAGTAAAAAGCTCATTCCCCCGCCCCCATTCGCTCCGCTGCGGCGTGGATGGCCTTTTTCAGCTTTTCTGCCTTTTCCGGGTCCGCTGCGGCCACAGCGCCCAAAGCCTCCATCATGGCGCTGTATTTCATCTGCCATTCATCGAAATAAAATTTGAACGTCTGGGTGTCCTTGTCCGCCGCCGCCAGTTGCCGACGCAGCTCCTCTGCGGCCCGGTCCGCCGCCTCCGCCCGCGCCTGCGCATCCTTCAGTTTGGCGTTGGCCTCCTCCACCTGCTTGGCCGCCTCCGCTTCCGCCTCTTCCCGGAGCTTTTGAAGCTCTTCCTCGCCGGGTTCCCGCACGGCCACGTCCACAGGCCTGTTTTTCAGCTCCTCCAGCTTTTTCTCCAGCTCCGCCTTTTCGGCTTCGGCGTTTTTTAGCTCGGCTTTTGCCTCTTTTTCCTTCTCCCGCGCGGCCTTCAGCTTTTCCTCCAAACCGTCCGATTTCACTTTCAAAGCGTCCAGTTTAGCGGAGGCGGCCTGTTCTCCGGCCTTTTTCGCCCCCTCCAGTTGGCCCAGGGCCTCATCCCGCGCCCGCTTGGCGTCGGAAAGCTCGTCCACCATGCTGTCCATTCCCTCCTGTGCCTCCCGCGCCCGGTCCAAGGCTTCATTCCGCTCCCGGATGGCCTTTTTCAGTTCCTCGCCCGTCATGTCCTCCACGGACTTCTGAGCGCCGTTTGCGTCGTGCTTTTGGGCTAAAAATCCCTCCCGTTCAAAATCAGGCAAAGCCAGCAGTGCCAATGCTTTGGAGGCCCCCAAATCCGCAATTTCTGCGGATTTGGAATACTCCCTTGCAAGGCGCATGAAATTCTGCGCCGACCGCTCGGAAATATCCACCTTTTCACGCAGCCAGTCCAGCCATTTTCCGTGCTCCAACTGATCTTTCGCTTCATTCAGCCGGTTTCCGATTTCCAGAAGTGCGCTGCCCGCCTGCCGTCTGAAGAAAACAATTTCCTGCGTAATCACATCCAGATCGCGCGGCTCATCCCGGGGCGGCTGGCCGTTCATGCCGTAATCCTCCGCCAGCAACGCTCCCTCGTCCGGCTCCTCGTCCAGTCCCAGCTCCGCCGCGAGTTTCCTTGCCTGCGCCAAGTCATTCATGCAATTTGCACCTCCACTTTTTCCTTATAGGAGCGCGGCAAAACCGGCTCTCCCTTTTTGTTCCGTCTGCTGCCCTTGGCAATCCAAGCCAGCCATGGGTCCAGAAACTCCTTGTAGACCTCTTGCGGGTCCGGCGCAAAGCGTCCCTTTGTTGTGTGGATGCCCTCGTTTTTAAAACCGTGGATCTGTGCCAGCTTGTTTCCGTTCATTTCAATGGTCAAAAACGGGACCTCCGGCGCGGATTCTTTGCGAAGAAACAGGATGGTCACGGTCCCCGCAATGTGCCGGTCTGCATACCCGCCCACGCAGTGCTGCAACAATTTTCCTTCCGCCACAACTTCCTCCCGGTTCTCGGGTACCCGGATTATCAGGCCTTCCGCCGCGTAGCCATAGCGTTTTTCCAAGTCTTTTTTCCTCTCAGCATAGGCCAGCAGCGCATCCCGTTCCTTTTCCGCCTGCTCCTTCTGCTGCTGGCGCATCTGCTTTCGGCGCTGCGCTTCCAGCCGCTTCCGGTTTTTCTCCGTGGTTTCCTCATGGGCGGTCCACAGGTCCTTGGGGTATTTCACGTCGTCCCTGTAAACCCGCAGCTCTATCCCTTCCGCCGCGGTCATATAGTCCTTCCATGTCCGAAAGGCCATGCCAAAGGTGCGCTCTCCGTCCGCCTGACGCTTCAAATAGTGGGTCAGTGCCTTGATGGTGGTCCCGTACTCCCTTGTCAGCTTGGGCAATTCTTTTTCGGCCGCCCAACCCAAAGCGTCCTCAATCCCCTGACAGTCTGCCATGCTCAGCCCGGTCCCCTGCTTCTTCGCCCGTTTATACAGCGTCATGACAGACATGCTTTTCCGTGTGGACATAAACGCCTTCAGTTCCCCGCCGTCCAACCGAAACGCCTTGCGCGGGTCCTTTTCGCCCCACACAATGTTGGCGGCGTTTTTCTTTTTTCTCTGTGTCCAATCGGCCAGTACGTTCGTCATGCCTGCCTTTTGCAGCATCTCCACGTTTTCCGGATACTGCGCCGCCATGGCTAAAAAGCGCATCAGGTTATGCCAGCCTGTCCTATACTCGCTTTTGCACACTGTAAAGTCAATGTACTTTAAGAAGCTTTGTTTCAGGCACTCCAGTCCAATCACCCGATAGTCGTCATATCGGAAAAACAGGCCTCCGCCGCTTCGGAAGGGTTCTGTGAAGAATCCGTTCACCTGCTTGTGCCAGACATCGCCGTAATAGCTGTGCTCCCACTGCACCGCCTCGTTCCTCCGGAAGCGGTAAACGTAGGTCGCCATGTACAGCGGCTCCGCCGCCCAGTTGCAGGCATAGTCCTTATTGGTCCAGTACGCCTGGGCGTAAATCGTCTCGCCGCCGTCCGCCGTGCTGAGAAAGATCACGGGAATATATGTCTCCAGCTTCTTGCAGTTTTTTGCAATGCCCTTTGCTTTCAGCTCCACCGTCTTCCCGCAGAACGGGCAGGAAATCTCGTCTCCATGGCGGGATTGAAGCGCATACCAATCCGCGGATGTGATTTCCCGCAGATTGTCCATGCGCAAAAGCCGCCCCTGCTGGTGGCAGCAACTGCTCCACAGCTTCCGGCCGCCGCCGGATTTCTCATAGAAGAGGTAGTGCTTGTAGTAGTCATTCACGGTGTCCAGCTCTTCCTGCTTCAGTCCGGGAAATTCGTCAAAGGCCTTTTCTTTGCCCTCCTGCACTGTGATTTTCATAGGCTCCGTTCCTTTGTGCACATATCCCATCACCGCGCCTCACAGAAATTCCGTCAGGTCCAGCAGCATGGGATTGCGCTTCTCCGCCGATTCCTCCGGCTCCTCCACGCTGGCGCACAGGTTCACCGTCATGTGAAACTTGATATCCGCGCCCGGGAAATAGAACTGCACCGCCCTCCGGTACGCCTCCATATCAGAGATTCCGGTCCCGCAGCTTTTTGCCACGGCCTTCATACAGTCTTCAAAGCTGCCGCCCTGAAAGACCGCCTGTGCAAACTCTGCGTCCTGTTCACAAAATCCGGTCAGCGCCTCTAAAACGCCCCGTTTCATGATGGCGGCGTATTTGTCATACGTCCCCTTGGGAAACTCCGCTTCCAGTTTTTTGACCGCCAAATCCGTCATGCCTACCTCCTCAAATTTCTCCCTGATCCTCGTCGTCCGCTTCCTCCTCAACCACGTTCGCCCAGTCGTGGCGGCCCAGATAGTCCAGCATTTCCTGCTGGCTGTCCTTCACGCCGGGAGAAAGCACAAAAACCTTCACTTCCCCGTCGGTCAAAAGCATTCTCCGCCCGTCCGTGACCCGTTCCAGCGGTTCTTCCTCCGTGGGGACGATCAGCCCGGTAAACCCCGGCTCAAACAGGCTGCACCGCCCGGAGCTGTCCTGCCAAATCTGCCGCTCTCCCAGATACAGGCACGTCTGCCGGCACGGGACCATGCCGGAGGTTTCGGTGAATACATTGGCAAAGGTCTTTTCCAGCTCTCCGTCCATCTCCATCTGCACGGTTTCCTTCTGGACCTTCACCGGCTTTCCCGGCATTTCCCCGGTGTGGCTCACAATCTGGGCTTTCAGCTCTTTTCCCGCGTCGCTGTACGGCAGGGCAACCGCCCACTGCATCCCGTTCAGCATCAGCCACTGGACGCCGCCTCGCATTACCAGCCCCACGCGGTACCCCGCGCCCTTGAAATTCTCCCGCATCTGCCGCAGCAGAGCCCTTTCACTGATCGGCATTTTTGCCGCCCCCTTCCTGTCTCCTGTGCTTGTACCTGTTTTTCAGATACTGCTGCAAATTCCACTCGTCGTCCCGGGCTTTTTTCTCGCACAGGTCGCACCGCTTTGCCCCGCCGAAGAAAAAGCTTCCGCACTGTGGGCAAACACCTTTTATAACCGGGCGCTTTTGGCGGCATTCGCATTTGGCGGCAACCTCCCGCCATGGCACGCCCCAGAATGCGGCGGCGGCCATCGTGGCCAGTTCCCAATCTTCCGCGTTTACCCATGCGTTCGTGTGGCCCTCACAGGCCACAATCCAAAAGAACAGCCTTTCCGCTTTCCGTGCCATGCGCTTACCCCCTCCTGTGCCGCACCTTCCGAATCGTCCGCCAGATGGCGGTTTTCTTGGCTTCCGTATAGTCCTCCAGTGCCCGGTTTTCCCGGTGCGCGGCCTTTCGCGCTTCAATCCGCTTCCGGTCCGCCTCCTGATATTCCGCACAGCATCCGTGGCAGCCCACCGCCCGCTCCGTGCAGCCGTAACAGGGCTTGTCCGGCAGTTGCCCCTTCATCGCGTGTCCTCCGGCGGCGCCACCCACCACACCGTCAGACTCTGCCGCCCGCACTGAATGGCGTAGTCATAGTCCGGCGTATAAATATCAATTGCGTTGCCGGTAACACCGGTATCCGTCGCCCAAAGCTGCTCCACTGTACCGTCCGCGTACCGGACAAATACATCGGAGTACAACGGAATCACGTCGGGGTCCACGGCGCAGGTCAAGTGCTCCACCACAGGAAGTCCGGAATATGTAATGCCATAGGCCGAGTCCCCCGGCTGCTTGTTGCAGGTGTCTGATGTGTACCATGTCACCGCGCAGTCCTCAATTTCATTGGCGCATTCCAGCAAAGCCGCTTCAATCTTTTCGTTCTCAAAATCCTCCGGCGCCACCGCCACAATGGGAATAGATTCAATAGGAGACTCCCCCACCGGCGCGGCGTCTGCTTTCACCTTGAGTGTCAAGCACAGGGACAGCACCAGCGCAGTAATGGCCAGCCATGCCGTGCAGCGCCACCGGTCCGCGCGCCGCGCCTCCCGCCTTGCCCGGTTGGCAGCATTGCGGCGCAGCTCCCAAATGCCCGCAGTCTCGCCCAAAACGTCCGTCATGGTTGTTTCCAGTCGGTCCAGCCTGCGGCCCATCTCACGGGCGTATTTTTCTGATTTCTGGCTCATTGGTTTATCCCCCTCACAAATAATTTCTTCCGAACTCCCGGATAAAGTCCTCTGTGGTCCAGTCGTTTTCCTCCATGGCCTTCCTCTGGCCGTATTCGTGAAGCTGTTGCATGGTTTCCGTGTTGCGGTGCGCGGCCTCCGGCCCGTTCTCGTGGCAGCGGTTGTTGCACAGGTAAACCGCCAGCCCGTATAGCTCCGATTTCTTCCGCAGTGCCCCGCCGAAAATGTGGTGCTTGTCCAGCGGGTCCGCGCAGCCGTTCCGGCCGCACCGCCAGCACACGCGGGGAACGTCTGCTTTTTGCTTGGTATTCTTTACCGCGCTCTTTCGCGCGGACACGCTTTTGGGATACATCATCGTGTCTTCCTCCTATGTATTTGCAGCTATGCGTTCTCTTCCCGCGCCTGATGCCTCAGTTGAATTCCCCATGCAATCCGCCGCGCCTCCCGGCGAATGTCCTCCAGCTCCTTCTCCGTCTTCCCCGCAAAGGCGATATCTGACACCAGCACGCGAACGCCGTCAAACTCATATTCCGCAACAATATGCTCTTCTTTCAAATCATTCGCCTCCTGTGTGCCAGACTATGGTTTTCCGTGGTTGTCCTATGCGCTTGCTCTTCCTTTTCGCCAGTGGTAAGATATTTTCCAAACGTCGTATCAGCGCAGAGCCTGCCGGGTGTCCGGGAGTGATGTGTCTTCTTTTTCTTCTTCTTTGACCGTGATTTCGCAGCACGGCTCACGTCCGCCATGAGTCCACAGGGTGTTACCGCACCCGATCTTGCTCGTCATGTGGGCGTTACGAAAACCACAGCACGCCGTTGGCTGAATGGGTCTTGCCGCCCCAGTTTTGGCAACCTTGCTAAAATCGCCAACGCCCTTCGCGTTTCCACCGATTACCTCTGCGGGATAACCAAATAGCTGAAGTACCCCGGCAGGCTCTGCGCTGATACGACTTGATCCTTTCTTACGCCCGAGTGGTCTTCCGCTCGTCCTTCTTGTGTAGTCCCCGCCTCCGCATCGCGCGTTCCAGAAGCTGCTGCACCTTTCGCTTTCCCTCCGGCGTGGCTTCCCGATACTGCCGCAAAAGCTCCATCTCCCGTGATGAAAGCTCCGTCATGCGCCCACCCCCCGATTCTCCAGTGCGGTCCACGCTGCTTCCCGCTCCTTGGGCGATGCCGCACGGAACTTTTCAATCAGTTCCTTTTCCTGCGCCAATTCCAGTCCTGTCCCCAAAATGATCGCGTCCGTTGTGCAGCCCAGCACCTCTGCAAACACTGCCACCTGTGCGGCGCTGGGGATTTTCACGCCGTTTTCCATGGCGCTGATATGTGCCGGTGTCACATCAATGCTTTCTGCCAGCATCTTCTGCGTCACGCCCCGGCGGCTCCGCAGGGCTTTCAAATTTTCTCCTAACATTTTTTGGTACCTCCTCTTGACGGCTGTCGTTTTTCCGTGTAATCTTGGGTTATGTTGTATTCCGTTATTGTTATAATATTCTAGCAATTGTTAGAAGTCAACCGACTTCACTAGCATTTGCTAGAATTTGTAGCATTGCACAAAAAAACAGCGCCGCTTTTGGCGGTGCTGTCTAAAATGGAAAGCCGGTGCGTGCTGTGTCCACTCGTTAATGCTTTTCCTGAGAAAGCCGAGGTTCCTTGGTCTGAAGATTTTCTTGATGACTACCGGCACATATCTGACGACGAGACTCGCCGCAGAGCGTTGCTTGTGCACAAGGTTCCGCCCGAGATGATGAATGAAGCCCGCCGCCTATTCCCCGGCTGGGAGCCGCTACAAGTCTCTCCCGAGCCATGCCAGCAGCTTAACCGCGAGAGAGATTTTCAGCAAAAATCCGAAAACGCGGACATACCCCCAGAGAGCGTCCCTCCGAAGCGCCGCAAGCTGAAGATAGTGAGCATCTTCATGGGGGTCAGCGCCATAGTCGCTTTCCTTGCGAATCTCCCCGCCGCCCGGGCCACGCTTGACCCCCTCTTTCAGTTCTTTCATGCTCTGTTTGGATAACACGTCCACTTCCTCGTTTTCCCCCAGCCATTTTACCGCATAAATTGCGAATAGAACCGCGCCCGTCGCAATGCCGAGCCATGAAATCACCTCCAGAATAATTTTTCCGACCATCACTGATTTTCCCCTTTCAATCTTTTTTCGGTCACTTTTCAAATAAGAAAGCCGGTGCGCA